AACAAGGAGAAAACACACTATGAGTAAAGTTAAAAACTACTACATTGATGAAGCTGAGAAAGCTGTCGATACAATTATTACAAACTTAAAAAACAACTTGATTACAAAATCTGTTGCTATTAAAGAAATCTTAGATGTCGAAGCAGTTAACTTACTTGACATTGATATACACAATGTTGACGAAGTAATCGACATGGAACTGGAGAACGCTTAATGACACTATCGCAAAAAGCACTTTCAGATATTGATAACTATAATCAGTTAAGACAAGATGAAATTGACTTGGTTAATCATATTAAAGCAATTAACAAAAAGTCTAAACAAGAGATGATTGATAATCCTTCTTGGTACATTGGTATGATGGTAGAAGATTACCAACATTGGTTAGATATGGATATAACAAACATCAAACAGTTTGAAAGATACCTTGACGAAACAACTTTATATGAGGCAGTTTCAACTGCTACTACAAAGTCTTATGCAAGAACTGTATTATCAGAATCACATAGCTGGTCAGATGAATACTTTGCAAAAGAATTAGACAAGTGGTGTAAGTCAGCAGATGATGAGATTGCTTACGAAAAAAAGATGGAAGAAGAGAATTTAGATAAATTTTGGAAGTCTATAGAAAAAAATATCAAACTTGGTGCTCCAGACAAGAAGACTGCCATTGATTGGCATTTAGCTGCTGAAGGACTTGATAAAGAAAGAGACCCAAAATATATCAACTATAGTCTAGGTATCAGTTATGATTCTATAGACTTTAGCGAACATGTGAAACAATTAAATTAACAAAAGGATTATATTATGATTATAAATGTAGGTGATAAAATACAAGATACCAAAGGTAGAGTAGGAACTATAACCAATATTGGTATTGCTACTGAACTGACAGATATAGCGGCTGAGAGTGATAACTCTTTAAATGCTCAAACATATGATACGGCTCTGAATTATACAGGTGCAGTAACATTTGGTTCTAACTGGTGTTACTTTGCACAGATAGATAAAGTATTAGAAAGTGTAGAAAAAGAAGAATCAGCAACAGATTGGATAGATAGTTAATATATGGATAACACACCAAACGAATGGGAACAAAGTATTATTGATAATGCTGTAGAGTATTCTATTTTAGAGTGGAGGTCACTTGATAGAAGTACCAAAACCATAGTTAAGACTTATAACGAAGCAAAGAATTTATTTGCAAAAACAATTAAGGAACATAGTGCTACAATAGCCTATGCAATAGATAAAAACGGTAGATATGCAAATTTAAATCATCTACCAGAATTTAAGAATGAGGATAGATATGTCAAATCAAAGACCAGGTAAGTATCAAACAAAACCAGATACTATGTCTAATGAAATGGGTGTACTTAAATTCTTCAAAATTGCAGCTGAAGAATTAAAAAAAGAAGGTAAAGAAGATGAAGCCTTTTATTTTGAACAAACTGTTGATTGGTTGCAAAGAGGAAATAGCTTGCCAAAAGACAATAAATCTGTTATAATGTGTCTAGGAATTTAACGAAAAGGAAATATATTATGAAATACAATGAAGATAAAATACTAAAAGAGATAGAAGGCTATATTAAATCAACTTATGGTCAACACTATGCTCAAGTTAAAGAAGGTGTACAAGTACAAGACTTATTAAGGTCTTGTGGTATAGACAAAGATTTTTGTCAGGCCAATGCAATTAAATACCTTGCAAGGTTTGGTAAGAAAGACGGCAGGAATAGAAAAGACCTGTTAAAAGCAGTACACTATGTTGTACTATTAATGAACTCGGAAGACCAATCCAAAGGAGATAAAAAGTGATTGATGTACTGAACCATATTGATGATGTTAAAAAAATTCGTAAGCTGATTGTATTGGGTGCAATAGACGAATCAATCAAAGCTTGTGATGTAACTATTGCTCATAATTTAAAAAAAGTGAATGAATTTGAGAAGTGGTTAGACGAAGAAAGTAAAAAAGGCGAGTAAAAGTGTGCTTTTTTTATGGGTTGCCATTTGTAGGCAATTGTGATACAATTAAGACTAATAACTAACAAAAGGATTATATTATGGCTTTCTATTCGAAAGAAACACTAAATGCTGAATTTTCAGTAGCTAAATCTAAAGACACTAAAGGCAAGAAAGAGATATACGACAATCGTATTCAATTCTTTAAAGACCACATTGAGTTAAAAAAGAATAAACCTCAATATTATGAGGGTGTTGCTATTAACTTCTCTAACTTATTACTTGGCTATCAGGCACCAAGTCCAATTGACTACTTCTACAAAGTAGGTTTTGGTAAATCATATGCTGAAGTAATGGCAGAGAAAAACAAACCTGAAATTGCGAGTGCAGATTAATGGCTATTATCTACACAAATCAATCTAGTGGTGCAATTCGTAAGGCAAAGAATAAGAAGCCTACGAGAGCATATCAACTTGCTTTGACTAAACACATTAAGTGGTTAAAGTCAAAAGGTTTCAATGTAGATGACAATGGCAATATACAATTTACAAGTAGTGGTAATTATGGTATTAATATAGCAGAGAGAACTATATCAAATACAGGTCCACAATGTTCTAATAAGATTGTTGAAGGTGGTACAAAACCTGACAACTCTTGGAAGATAGAAGCAAGTAAAAACTTTACTATCGTACCAGCATATAACAAAGGTCCTTATATGGTGGTAAATAAAAGCGACCTTAAAACAGCAGGGAGAAAAGTATAATATGAAAACAATGATGATGATAACCATTGCAGTTTTAATGACTATGACAATGGCAAAGAGTGATGAAACAATTGATACAAAAGTAAAAAACTATATTGTTAAAGAATGGACAGATACCAAAGAGTTTCAAAAAGCTTCTTGGCAAAAAGGTAAAGAACAAAATGCTAAGAATTGGTTAAAGATTAAAAATCTATTTAACAAAGTGAAAAATAATGTTACACAAGATTAGTGATTTTTGTAATAAGATAGATACAATTAAAAAGATGTCAGATGAACTTAGGGTATTAAAGTATAACAACCCTAAGACGCCTGATAGAGACCTTAAAGTACAAAACTTAATTGATACTATTCAAGCAGATTGTTTATTAGTGTCAGCTGACAAATCAAACTATAATGAAAATGAAGATAAAGATAATTATGGCGACTATTCTGGTATTGACCATGACAGCTTGCTCAACGAACAATGGACAAAATGAAAAAAAGTGGAATCCTACATTTAGTATTCTTAGGACTATTATTACCGGCACTAAGTAATTGTTCTAGTATTAATAGAACTCATGTTGGTGCTGTTGCAGGTAGCGGTAGTGCAGTTGCAGGTTGTTTATCATTAGGTGTTTCAGACCCCTATGTTACAGGTGCATGTGCTTTAATGGGAGGATTTGCAGGTGCTGAATTAATGTATAAGTCAGATTATGATGTACACAATGCTGTGTTTGTAGACCATTTGAATACAAGTGGTACAGGTTCTAGTTACACAAATTGGTACAATGGTAAAACAGGTAACTCAGGCATTATTCATGTTACAAGGTCATACACACAAGGACCTATTAAATGTAAAGATTATGACGCAACAGTAGATATCACAAGTAGTTGGCCATTGGTTGGTATCGGAGGCGTTAAGAGAGAGGTAGTATTTGGTACTGCTTGTCAACTACCAGACGGTCAATGGATTGAGAAGCCACATGTCAGATAGATATAAAGAAAGAATAGAACAATTAGAGAACGAACTTAAAGAAAGTCAAGAGGAACTTGAAATTACTAGTAATCAATCCACCATTGCCAAATTAGAAGAAGACATGTATAATACAAGACAAAGTATAGAAGAGTTAAAAAAATATGATGGATCCTAGACTAAGATTTAGAAGATATATGACATGGTCATTTGTACTGATACTGTTTTTATTATTATCAGGTATTGCAGTTGGCGGTGAAAAGATTTTAAGGTCAGAGATTATATCAATTAAACCTGACAAAGTAGATGGACAGTATTGTTTTGTTAAGGTTGAAATTAAACAAGTTGGTGATGTTATCACCAAAGAAGAAATTTTGGAGTGTAGTGATGGTCGTAAAGCTTATGACGGTCCTAGTTATTGGGAATTATTTTCTCAATTTTATTATGTTGATGTGAACACGCCAGAATACTGCCGACATTATAGTCGGTCAGGACATGCTTTTAAAACACCAGGAAAAGTATGTTTGGATACTAATGGTGAATGGGAGGTGAAATAATGATTAGAAATTTAATCATTGTTGCTCTTGTATTGGTGATACTTTATGATGTATCTAGTGAAGACGCTTGGACATATGTTCAATCCACGCTTGACTTTCTACAAGAGTTAATATATAATGTAAGGGAAAGTGATAAATTATGATGAAAAATAATATAATGAAGTTAGGTGCTCTAGTAGCTATTGTAGGTCTTAGTGCCTGTTCTAGTATGAATAGTACCTATAAGATAAAATCTGAGAGTGGTACTGCTGTTGACAAAGTGCCTTCATGGTACATGGCTAATATTAATGAGTCTAAAGCTTGCGACACTTCTATGTGGACAAGTGAAGATAATGATAAAGTTTGTATCTATGGTGTTGCAACATCTGTTTCTCCAGATTTACAATTGTCAATTGAGAAAGCTAAAATGATGGCTAAATCAGAATTGGCAGACATTATCAAGGGTCAAATGAATAAAGAATCAAAACAATTCATTAAAGAACTTGGTAAAACAGAAACTAAAACTGTAGTGACGGAAGTCGAAAGTGCTATAGTGAATACAATTACACAAACAACCGTGAGAGGTTATGAAATCTTTGCTCAAGATGTAACTATGACAAAAAATGGTTACTATAGAACATGGATTGGTATGAGATTACCTCTTGGCAAGTTTAACAAGATGTATAACTACACCGTTGAACAAGCTGTTGACGCTTACAATCTAAATGATGAGAGTAAGAAAACATGGGATAATCTAAAGAAAGAAACTAAAAATGTCGATAATAGTTTATAGTAAAAACAATTGTACATTTTGTAACAAGGCCAAACACTTGTTGAAAACACTTGGCCTTGAATACGAAGAAAAGAAAATGGAATCTTTTGAATCGCCAGAAGCAATGTTAGAAGACATTGGTAAACCTGTTAGAACTATGCCTCAGATTAAAATTGATGGTGAGTTGGTTGGTGGTTATAATCAATTAATTGAATACTATGCCGATAAAGGTAAAGTAAACTTCAAGGGAGAAGTCATTAGTGAGTGATAATGTTATTTTATTTCCTACGGACAAAATTGCTAATAAAGAAACAGTTAAGCATCCAGTTGACCCAAAAGAACATGCTCGTTTAGTCGAAGAACAGACTAAAGAATTTGTAGAAGGAAATGTTGATGATATTGCATATCAATTATTAGATAAGTTTGTAACTATGGGTATTAAAACTAATCAACTGGCATTTACGGCAGACTTGGCACTTGTAATAGACACAATTAGAGGTCTGGTTTACCGTGACTTTAACAAACCACATCCAGCACAGAAATTAACAGACAAATTGGTTACATTAAACACAAGTGGTAAAAGTAAATCGGCTAGACTAGATTATTCTAAAGTGTTAGATGTAAAACATAAACCACATAAACCATTTTCAAAAGACATAGAGGACGAAGTTAGAGATTTAGCTGATATGGCAGATATACATTTTACACCTGACTTTGAACCAGATAATGACAAATAAGAATTCGCCAATCAAACTACTAAAGTACGCTTTGCTTGGCAATTGTAGGAGTACATTAAACTCAAATATGAAAGGAGAGTTGAACAATTATGTTTAATTTTTTTAATAAAAAGTCGAAGGAGACAAACACAATGGCAAAAGCTAAACTATCAAAAACTGAAAAGGTAAGAAACCTTTTTTCAAAAGGCAATACTGTAACTTGGAAATCACTAAGAAACACATTTGACCTTAAATCGCCAGCACAAATGGTGGGTAAATTGAGAAATGAAGGTATGATGATTTATGAAAATAGAACATCTGCTGGAGTATCTTACAGAGTAGGAACACCATCAAAAGCTGTTATCGCAGCTGGTCAAACTGCTTTATTCGGTACACAAGGTTACGCAAGAGCATAATCTTATCGAAATTGAGGGTAGGCGCTTCGGCGCCTGCCTTTTTTATATGGTATTCTGATGGATAAATAATAATACGAATACATAATATAATTGAAGGAGAAAATTATGGCCGAACAAGCAAGACACCCACATGTAATGAGCCCAGCTGCTATGAAAAATAATCAAGGCACATCTGGTATGGGACAGACAGTAGAACTAATGTCTGAAATTCTAAAAAAAGTTAATAACGCAAAAGACAAACCTAAAAAAATTCAAGTGTTGAGAGAACACGAATCCGCACCTCTTAAACAAGTATTAAAGGGAGCATTTGACCCTAATATTGCATGGGATTTACCAGAGGGTGAACCACCATACATGGCAAACGAAGCTCCAATTGGAACTGAACATGGTCTATTAAGAAACGAATCTAAAAGACTATGGCATTTCGTAAAAGGTGCTGATAATGCTACCAATAAATTACAAAAAGAAAAAATGTTTATTCAGATGTTAGAAGGATTACACCATGAAGAAGCTAAAGTCTTAATGGGAATGAAGAATAAATCATTGAATAAGATGTATAAAGGTCTTACCGAATCAGTTGTCAAAGAGGCATTTGGTTGGAATGACAAATTTGTACGACCGGAATAGTGACAAAACTGTCGCAGCCTCTAAAATAAGTCTTTTTTAGTAAAAAAGCGCCAAATAAATGAAATAATCGCTTGCCTTTCTCTTAATTATAGTGTATTATATACCAATAAATAATAAGAAAGGTTATATTATGAAAAAAATGTTTATGTTTATTGTTGTTTTGAATACCATGCTTTGGTTTGGTTTATCAAATATTGCAAAAGCAGATGATTATAACACAGCCGTCATTGGTCATGTTATAAAAGAAAACATTTCAGGTAATGGTGTGGACATGTCCGTTCTAGAATCAGAAATGCAAAAGTTGGCGTATCAGTTTGCCTTAGAGATGACAGATGTTTTAGAAAAAAACTTACCTGTTATTTTAGAAAGTTTAGCTGCCCAACTTAGACTAAATGCAGACAGCAAATACAAGTGTTCTCTTTTAGAAGATACGAAAATTGCTGATAAGGAATGTTCATAAAAAAATATGGCAAAACCAACTAGTAAAAAATCTAAGTTTGATATACCAGAAATACCATTTACATACGATTTCTATTTGGTATATTGGGAGGATATTCAATCTGATGCTGGTTGGAAAACGCTAAAAGAAATTCAAAACATGAAACCTGCTATTTGTGTATCAACTGGTTGGTTGGTGAAGAACGATAAAAAGGTGCATGTATTGATGAGTGACTACAATTATGATGATAATAATGAACTTGGTGATGGTGGTAACACAACAGTTATACCAACTAAGAATGTTATTAAGAAATTCAAAATTGCAGATTTATAATAACTATATCCTGGGAGGATTATATAATGACAACACAAGTGAAAAAAAAATCAAAAGAACTAGACCACTATCTTAAAACAATAATTAGTAGTGTACCTACAAAGATAGACCATTTCTTAAATAGTAACGAAAAGAAAATGACTTACTATACCGGCAACTGGTCAACAGATGTCTGTAACAACTTCACAGAAAAACAATCTGAAAAGATATTTAAAAACATGTCGAAGTACATAAACCGTGATGATTTACAATTCTTTCAGAAGCGTAATAAAGATATCAATATCGGTACATGGTCAGAGTATGGCGAGAATGAACCTGAAACAATAACAAGTTTTGAATATATCATTATTAGGAAAGCCTAATGAAACAGAAAATCAAAACAATTATCCAAACATTGATGGCTGTAACGGTCATCTTGTTTGTTTTTGGTATTTGGTATGTGGTTTCAGCTGAAAAGAATGAGGCGCTGGTCGCAAAACAAGAAATTGAAATAGAAAAGGCTGTAGAAACTTTAGAAGCTATTACTACTCACACTTTACCTAACTTTGAGAGGTCAAACAATCAAACCTTTATAGACAGTACCGTTGCTTGTGTAAACTATATTTACAATACTAAAACAGATGTATTACCTGTAAACATGGAACTATTGGTGGCTCAGGCTGCCTTAGAGAGTGCATGGGGCAATAGTAGATTTGCCTTAGAGGGTAGAAATCTGTTTGGTATTCGTACATATGATTTAAGAGAACCACACATGTTACCATCTAATAACCCTAAGAAATGGGGTGTAAAGGTGTATATGCATGAATGTGATTCAGTACAACACTACATTAATATCCTAAATAAAGGTACGAAGTTTGAAGAATATAGAAAACTAAAACATGATGAAGATGTCAATGACCCTTATAAATTAGTTATGACACTTGACGCCTATGCTTCAGATAAGAACTATTTTGATAAAGTAAAAAGTATTATCAAAATGTTAAGAGAAGACTATACATTAGAATAGGAAAAACATGTTTACAATTATAATCGTATTTTTAAGTGCCATATCTATATCTGTAATAGCCGCTGGTTATTCCATTGCTGGATTGACGGCCTTATTTGCAGGTGCAGTAGTACCTATTATTGCTATGGGTAGTGCATTAGAGGTTGGTAAACTTGTAGCCGCCTCATGGTTATATAACAATTGGCGAAACAAACTAGTACCTAAAACCATACGAGCATACTTAACATTTGCTGTTATAGTTTTAGTTTTCATTACATCTATGGGTATCTTTGGTTTTCTATCAAAGGCACACCTAGACCAAGTACAACCACAATCAGGTAATAATATTAAGATTGAATTGATAGATAGTCAACTTAATCAACAACAAATTATTATAGACAGGTCACAAAAGACATTAACTTTATTAGACCAAACACTTGAAAAATACATTGACATGGAATATGTCACGAGAGGTCTAAAAGAACGAGAAAAACAAAAACCTGAAAGAGAAGCTTTAACGCTTGCCATTAACGAGGCAAGTGATAAGATTGCAGAATTATCAGACCAAAAAGGTTCGCTACAGTTAGAACAAGATAAGATAGAAGCTGAAGTTGGTCCAATCAAATATATTGCAGAGTTAATATATGGTGATACGGCAAAAGACCATTTTGATGAGGCTGTAAGGTGGGTAATAATAGTATTGATATTCGTATTTGACCCATTGGCAGTATTATTGTTAATAGCGGCCAATATATCATTACGGAGTAGAAACAATGTTAAAGAAGAAGAAAAAATTAAAATCGAAAAAGATTACCAAAAAGAAGCTACTAACGCAAAAGCTAGGGCGAAAAGAGTCAGAGATAGAGAAAAAGTTTATAAAGGTTTTTTTAAAAAAATAGCTAGTGGTGAACTAAAGACTAAAGATTATGAAGAAATGCGTAAAATGGGACTAAATCCAGATGAAATTAAGATAAAACTTAATCAAATAATGGATTTATCATAAACAGGTGGTTGCCAATTGAGTTTAAATGGTATATAATATAGTTATGATTAGTGAAGAATTAAAAGATAAGCGAATCGCCAATGCTGAATGGGCATGTCGAGAAGCTGGAACAGATTGGGCTAAGGATTACTGGTTCGGTGTGTTTTCTAAATTATGTGAAATGTACAATCGTCAAGAACATTTTAGAAAGGTGATACACTAGTGAATATATTTTACTTAGATAAAGACCCTATTGTAGCAGCTGAGATGTCGTGTGATAAACATGTTTGTAAAATGATTATTGAATCTGCTCAAATGTTATCAACTGCTCATAGAATGCTTGACGGTGTTCAGTACACAGGCAAGACTAAAAAAGGTCGTAACATTAAAAGGTGGAAACACCCTAATTCAAACTTAGAAGAAACTTTATACTTAGCATGCCATACAGGACACCCTAGTACAGTATGGGTTATGGAAAATGCATATCATTATAATTGGTTATACAAACATATGATGGCATTACACAAACAATGGCAGTTAAGATATGGTCACATCTTAGACCATAAGACGGTACAATTGTTAGGTGATATACTAAAACATCCACCTAAGAATATACCACTAAATAAGATTGTAACTGAACCAACACCTGCTATGCCAGATTATTGCAAAATACCAGGTGATGTAATTGAAAGTTATCGTAAATACTATTGTTTAGAAAAAACTGGTTTTGCGACATGGAAATCACCAGCTAGTACACCATTGTGGTATACAGAGGGTGTTAAATACTATCAAAACACGGCAGAAATATAGGAGATAAAAAATGCGTGAACAAATGATTGAAGCTTTAAAGCAACATGCTTTAGGACATATTGAAAAACATAAAATAAATGTAGAAATATTACTACAAAAAACTGCTGGTATTGCCGAGCATCCTGATACATTAGAAACAATCGAAAAAGAATTAAAGATTATTGCTGATTATGATGACCAAATATCAATGTTAAATAAGTATTTTACTGTCAAAGACCCATTTAAGAAAGGTTAATATGATTAAGAATTTAAAAGATTTGATTATTGTAGCATTAGTAGTTGGTGTGTTATCATTGTTAGGTGTTATTATTGTGGGTGACTACATTGTAGCACTAGAAGAAAACAGACCAGTTGATGAAAGTGTTATTACACTTATGAAAATGGCACTCACAGGTCTAATAGGAATAATTGCTGGTTACATAGGAAATAAATAATGCCTATTTACAGTTTTAAAAATACCAAGACCGGCAAGGTCTATGATGATATGATGTCTATTGCTGATAAGGAAGTTTATTTGAAAAAGAATAAACACATACAACAGATGGTAACTAAGATAAATATATCTAGTGGTGTCGTAGGTATTGGTGCTATGAAGAATGATAATGGTTGGAAAGAAATGCAAAGTAGAATTGCTGAAGCACACCCAGCCTCTGAATTTGCTCAACAACACGGTAAACGAACCTCTAAAGAAATTAAAACACAGGCAGTTGTAGAGAAACATAGAAAACGACAAGCCGCTCAAAAGAGAAAATAGATATGGCAGACAAAGGTATACCAGATTATTTAAGAGAATATGACTTAGACGCAGATTGGGGTTTTACACCAGTAAGTAAAGCACCTGAATCTACGCCGGCTGTAGATACTTCCGTTATAGAAACGAATAATGTAGAATTAGCCAAAGTCAAATCAGATGTGGGTGATATTAAAAGTATGATGAATGAAATCATGCAAATTGTGGCAGAAAAAGACCAAGTCACACAAACATTATCAGATGAAGAAACTATAAAAAGATTTAAAGAAATAGAAAAACTAATATTACCGTTTCTTTATAATCTTATGAAAAGTGACGAGCCTTATATTCATTGGCCTAATAGAGGTCCGATTATTAAGGCACAAATAGAAAAGCTATTAAAGCTAACAAAAGGAAACTAAACATGCAAGCAAATTATAATAAGTGCTTAGAAACTATTTTACACCATGAAGGTGGTTATGTAAATCACCCAAAAGACCCAGGTGGTGAAACTAACTTAGGTGTTACTAAGAGAGTTTATGAAGAATTTGGTGGCACAAAAGACATGAAAGATTTAACAGTCGAAGATGTAGCACCAATTTACAAAAAAGGTTATTGGGATAAAATGAAAGGTGATGAACTACCAAATGGTTTGGACCTTTGTGTTTTTGACTTTGGTGTAAATGCAGGACCAGGTCGTAGTGCAAAGTTTCTACAAACAATGATTGGTACTGTTGCAGACGGTGGCATTGGGCCAAATACATTAAAAAAATTAGGTGAATATGTTGAAAAAAATGGCATTGAACAATGTATTGAGGACTTCCAAGGTGCAAGACAAGATTACTATGAAAATTTATCTACATTTGCAACTTTTGGTAAAGGTTGGACAAGACGAGTTGACGAAACTACAGAGTTAGCTATGTCAATGATTAGCTGAGAGGCAGAACCGTTTAAGTCGGAAAGAGATAGAATAAACAATATGTATGCTGAAAAAGGCATTTAAGGCTTGCCAATATCGTACACATAGTATATAATGAACACATAGAAATGAAAAAGGAACTGAAATGACTAAGAAAAACTTTGTACAACTAGACGAGAGTAAATTTCCAACTACCAAAGGTAAGAATATTGATGGTTTTAGGTTTTATGCTGTCGAAGATAAACACTTTCCAAGTATTACTACTGTATTAGGTGCTATTCCAAAACCTGGTCTTATCGCTTGGCGTAAGAATGTTGGCGAAGAAGCAGCTAAATGGGAGATGAATAGAGCAGCTCGTAGAGGTTCTGCTACACATACTCTTGTAGAACAATATTTAAAAGGTGAAACACCAGCAATTCGTGATGTATTGCCGTTAGGTATGTTTCGACTATTGAAACCATACCTTGACCAAGTAGATAATATTCATGCATTAGAAAAAATCATGTATAGTAAAAAACTGACCGTTGCAGGTCAAGTTGATTGTATTGCAGAATACAATGGTAAACTATCTGTGATTGATTTCAAAACTGCCAACAAAGAACGAGTTGATAGTTGGAATGAGAATTATTATATTCAATGTACTGCTTATGCAATTATGTATGAAGAGTTATTTGGTACACCAATCGAACAAATTGTAATCCTACAAGCTGGTGAAGATGGTTCTGCTAAGGCATTCGTTAAGAACAAAGCAGATTACATGGGAAAACTTGAAGACGCAATCAAGGGTTTCTATAAATATTACGAAGAGAAGACAGGTAATAAACCAAGCTAGTCCTTCTCTATAAGAGGACTTAAATGAAAAAAATCATAGCATTAATAATTATGGCAATGATTAGTACCATTGCATTTGCTGATGAACATGATAAATTTTGGCAATCACAAGCACCTATAATTTGTGGTAACACTACAGATATGTATGAGTTTATTGCTAAAGAAGGTATGACACCGTTTACTGTATCTTTTGGTAAAACAAATGGTCAAGAAGATGGTGATATTGTCTTTGTTGTTACACTTTGGATAAAACAAGGTACAACTGAACAAATGACTACTATGCAGACGACAGATGGTTCTGAAACTTGCATATTATATAAGAGTTTTGATACTACTATCAATCCACAATTTGGTGGTAATATTTTATAAGAATTAGTCGTTGACGACAAATATGGTAGACAGACTGGACTCCGGGGCAGTTCCGGACAGCTCCACCATAAACACTTGGTCTAGTATCGTGAGAGAACGGCAAAGTGTTTTTGATGGGGCTGATATAGGATTCGACAGATGTTGAGAAATTTGTAAGAGATTAATAGGTGGCAACCTTAAATGCTAATTAAACGCAAACGATAATAACTTTGCATTAGCGGCTTAGTCGCTTAGGGTTTTGTGGATTGTACCTCGTAACAGAAACAATCCACGCTTTACATTTATTAAAGAAAGTGATATATTATACATATGAATAGCAAAGAGTTTAGTTTAATAATTGAGGGTGTTGTAAGGGATAAAAGACCTATAACATATATGGACGCAATAATACTTTATTGTGAAGAGAATCAAATTGAAGTAGAAACAGTCGGCCGATTGATTTCTAAATCACTAAAAGAAAAAATACAGGTAGAGTGTACAACAGCGAATCTACTTAAAATGCCAGAGGCAGGAAAGTTACCTGTATGAATGGTTTAGAATACTTATATCACTTTCTCTTTGTTGAGGTTGAATTTGGATTGTGGGGTATAATAGGATTAGGTGTAGTGTTTGCTATACTAAGTTATATAATGGATTATCATGGAGAGATAAACAATGAACATTGAATTAATAGATAAAATGGGTGGTGATTTATCAGTTGTAAATGCAGCTCGTGTATCATTTGCCAAGAAGAAAGATGTACTTGACCAATCAGATGAAAAGTTAATTAAATATTTGGCAGACCATAATCATTGGTCTCCCTTTGGTCACACCACACTACAGTTTCTAATTAAAGCACCTGTGTTTGTTGCAAGACAACTTGTAAAACATCAGGTTGGTTTGGTATGGAATGAAGTCAGTAGGAGATATGTAGATAGTGAACCAGAATTCTACATGCCATTTTTATGGCGTGGTAAACCAGAGAATAAAAAACAAGGTTCTAGTGATGAAGAAATTGAGTATGATATTTCTAGTACAATTCAATTTGTAAAAGAAACTTATACAAACTTATTAAAAGCTGGTGTTGCACCGGAAATGGCAAGAATGGTGTTGCCTCAAAATATGATGACAGAGTGGTACTGGACAGGTAGTCTTATGGCCTTTGCTCGTGTATGTAATCTTAGAAACAAAGAAGATTCACAAGAAGAAACAAGAATGATAACAATACAAATGACAAGACATTTGAAAGACCATTTTCCAATTAGTGCAAAGTATTTATTAGATGAAATATAAAGATAAACTTAGCGACTTCTTTAAATGGGTCAAAGGTACTGAACTAGTAGAACTAGATGACATTGATGTATCTGAGGATCCTGTAAGACCTGAACTTACTCTTGGTTTTCGTATCATGCATGGCCGAAAAATATTTGGTCTAAAATATGAGAATGAAATTGAGGCGATTGTTTGTGTTGCATATTGTCCTGAAGTACCATTTACTGTTAGAGAAATGGATTACATGTCACAGGCTGCCAATCAAGACGGTCAACGAGGCGAAATTGTTGTTGCATATACTGTATGGTCAAGAAAAAGAGGTGCAGGTAAAGAGATAATTAAAAAACTAGGTAAATGGGTACAAGAAAACAAATTTAAGAGATTAGTTACACTATCACCTTTAACACCTATGGCAACCCATTTTCATATTAGAAATGGTGCTAAACAAGTACACATAAATGATGTAACACAAAATTTTGAATATAAATTATAGTATGTATGGTGGATTTGAAGTATTTAAAACATATTTGGCAGTCAAAAATCACTTCACAAGTGACTATGATTATCACAAGTATGGTGGTAGAGTTACGGCAAAGTTGGAAAGCTTTACGAAAAGGAAAGATAGATACTTTTTTCATAAGTTATCTAAAAGATATAATGAGCGAGATATACTGGATTATTTTGTTAGTAATTTTGCTGTTGATAGTCATAAGTGGATTGGGAGTGTTATAAACAATGAGGGTGCTGAAAATTATACCAAGTTTAGAAAATATAAAGAGTCGTTTGATTACCATTTCAGAAACGATTGTGTGGCTATTCGTAATGAGCTTGATAACAAGTCTATTTCTTTTAATGGTGGGTTTGATGTGGTTAGCGGACAACATCCTAGAATTCTACGACTACTGCTTAGAAAAAAAATTCACCTCCAGACCACCGTCATTCTTGATACAATACTATCGTTTAGTAAGGTATGGGATAAGGAAATTGAAGAGAAAGTTGTTTGGCCGAAAATTAAACACACACTCAATAAATTCAGACCTTTTGTGATGTATAATGAAACACAAGTGAAATTAATAATGAAAGAAATATTTGTAAATGACAATTGAACCGATAAGAGAAAAATTAGATGATAAGATTGCTAAGTTGAATAGTAGTCGTGTTTATAAGAAAGTAACTCCAAAAGGTGACCTATCATGGTACATTAAATGGGTTGCAAGTATATTTTTAATTATTGGTATGATATTGGCGTCTGTTAATTTATTTCCATATAATATTATGGTTGCGAGTATTGGTGTATTAGGTTGGTTGATTGTAGGTATTCTATGGCATGACAGAGCTTTGATTGTTCTTAATGCAATATCATTAGCAATTTACTTAATGGGTGTGGTAGGTCACTATATAAAATGAGTAGAGTATTTTGTATTGGTAATGGTGAAAGTCGAAAAGGTTTTGATTTAGAATCATTAAGAAAACATGGCACCATTTATGGGTGTAATGCAATATACAGAGATTTTATGCCAGATGTTTTAACTGGTGTTGACCATGGTATTATGCATGAGATATATCATGCTGGTGTAGCACAACAGATACCTTGTTTCTTTAGAGATTGGACTAAAGTGCCTTCTATGACATACGAACCTATGATTTATGGTGGTATGGAAAAGTTAGAGGCTGAACAACATCTTAAAGAAGTGTTAGTATCTAATGACAGAGGTGAAGCAGATGAATATGTAATGCATGGTTCTAAATTACAAGGCATTGTAGATATGATTAAGAGAAATGGTGAGAAGGCAAAACAGAATGTAAACCATTCTACTATCAAAGTATCGTGGATACAGAAACCAGATTTTTCTACATCTCTTTCAGATATAATGACACCAAGAGACCATGGTTGGTCTTGTGGTCCAAGTTCGGCTTATGTGGCAATCTACAGAGAGAAACCAAAAGAAGTTTATATGATAGGGCACGATTTAAATAGTACAGATAATCATATTAACAATCTATACAAAAGTACCAAACATTACACAGCAAAAGAGAATGGTCCTACACCGTCTGTGAACTGGATTAGACAATGGCGTACACTTGCTGATTGGAATCCAGATGTAAAGTTTATCAAAATTAATAGATTCAATGATGGTCGAGATAATGTAAATGGTCCTATTAAAGAATGGGAAGACAAAAAGAATATAGTATATGCCGATTATTCCACGCTTGACAATCTAGTGTAAATGGTGTATTATGGACAAAATAAACAAATTAATATAGAAAAAAGAATATGAATATAAAACAACATACATTTAAATTTAGAGAAGGTGACAGCGATGAAAAAGGTGGCTGTACTTTTATAGGTGGCACATGGAAAGATGTAACAACAGATGACCTCTTCAAAGGTAAGAGAGTTGTAATGTTTAGTTTACCAGGTGCATTTACACCAACATGTTCAAGTGAAGAACTACCAAGTTATGACAGAATGTACAATGAGTTTAAAGAACTAGGCATAGATGATGTTTATTGTGTATCAGTAAATGACGCATTTGTTATGAATGCTTGGGCAAGAGATTTAGAAATACAAAATGTTAAGATGATACCAGATGGTTGTGGTACATTTACGAGTAACATGGGAATGCTGGTCGCTAAACCTAAACAAGGTTTTGGCATGAGGTCTTGGAGATATGCAGCTGTCGTTAATGACGGTGTAGTCGAAAAGATGTTTGAAGAACCAGGTTTTAATAATTTTTCAGATGATGATGACCCTTATGTGGTATCAAAGCCTGAGATTGTAAAGAATTATTTAAATGGGTAATAAAACTCTTATAAATAATAATGAGGCCGAATTATACAGGTCACACGAAAACAACGAACACATATAATACGAAGGAGAATAAATATGGATTTCGAAAGTCTAAAAAAGTCGTCAAGTAACTTTGACGCAATCACAAAAGCACTTGAAACTTCAAGTGAACCACAACAATCCAAATCAAGCAATAAGTATCAAGACGATAGGTTATGGAAACCTGAACTAGATAAAACTGGTAATGGTTATGCCGTACTTCGTTTCTTACCTGCAGCTAATGGTGAAGAAATGCCATGGCAGAGAGTTTGGACTCATGCCTTTCAAGACAAAGGTGGTTGGTTTATTGAGAACTCATTGACAACCCTTAATCAAAAGGATCCTGTTAGTGAAGAAAATACTAGATTGTGGAATACTGGTGTCGATAGCGACAAAGAGATTGCTAGAAAGAGAAAAAGAAAATTATCTTACTATGCAAACATCTATGTAGTATCAGACCCCAAACATCCTGAGAACGAAGGACAGGTTAAACTGTACAAGTTTGGTAAGAAAATCTTTGATAAGATTACTGAAGCCATGCAACCAGCGTTTGAAGACGAACAAGCAATCAACCCATTTGATTTTTGGAAAGGTGCAAACTTTAAACTAAAAATTAGAAAAGTAGATGGCTATTGGAACTACGATAAATCCGAGTTTGAAGGTGTTACCCCTTTGAAAGAGTCAGATGACGAAATCAAAGCAATTTGGGAAAAACAACACCCTCTAAAACCATTTGTTGACCCTAGTAATTTTAAGACCTATGACGAACTCAAAGAGAAACTGAATAGGGTAATTACGGGAACGCAAAGCACAGTAACAGTAGATGAGGTCGACCTCCCACAATCGACATCTACAACCTCTGTGGAAATGCCTAAGGTAAATATGTCAACGCCTGCTAGTGACGAGGACGATACTCTCGATTACTTTAGTAAATTGGCAGACGAAGACTAAACCTTTCTCTCTCTTTACTGAAAGCATTGACCTCTAGCGAGAAATCGCTAGGGGTTTTCTTATAAATAGTAACATGGCAATTGATATATTTGAACCATTAAAAGATTTACAAGGTAATAAACTAAAAAGTGCTACTTGGTACAGAAACGCTGTATCTCTTATCGCCGATAGAACTAGCCCTAGTCAACTATTTAAATCAGGTAAACTACTTGGTAGACCAAGTGGTGGTCGTATGAGTATGTTCTTCTATGACCCTAAGACAAAGGCAAGAATGCCTTATTACGACACATTCCCATTAGTATTACCATTAGAGCCAATGAAAGGCGGTTTTATTGGTCTTAATTTTCACTATCTGCCTTATGGTGCCAGATTTGCATTTTTACAACAATTACAGTCATTATCAAGTAATAACAAATTTGACCAATCAACCAAAATTCAAGCTACATATGACTCAGTAAAGTCTAATAAATATGTAAAGGCAAGTATCAAAAGATATTTGTATTCACAAGTTAGGTCTCAGTTTTTGAGAGTTAATGTAGATGAGATGGCATTAGCAGCCTATCTACCTGTAGCACAGTTTAAAGGTGCTTCAATAGGTTCTGTTTTTGCACAAAGTAGGAAGACATTTTAATGGCAATTTTAAGAGGCGGAAGAAGAATAGGTAATTTTGATATTCGACTAGGTTTACCTAGAGATAGGTCATTGGTTGATGTTGTAAAGGACCCTAGATTACAAAGACAGCCAGGTGGTGCAGGTACAATACAAAGATTTCTTGCACAAGTAAATCAAGGTGAAGGCTTTGCTAGAACAAATAGATTTATTGTAAGAATTAATCCACCAGCAAGAGCAAATTTATTTGTTGACGATTATAACATGACGCCAGGTAATAATGACTTAGAAAGTTTAACAACATTAGAAAATGTTGATATGATGTGTAATAAGGTGACAATGCCTAATAGAGATATCAATACAGCTCCAAATAGAACTTATGGACCAGCAAGAAGAATGCCTTATGCATATTCTTATAGTGGTGAAGTTGAAATGTCTTTTTATGGTGATAAGTTTTTAAGACAAAGAATGTTTTTTGAAAATTGGCAGAAAAAGATAATGAGTATAGAGTCACATAATATGAATTATTATGATAACTATGTTGGTTCTATGGACATTATGCAGTTAGGTCAGTTTGATTCAAAACAAGATGATGACGCTAGAGTTACATATGCAGTTAGATTGTTTGAAGTTTATCCTCAAACAATTGGTTCTTATGATATGGATTTTGCTACAGATAATTCATTAGTAAATTTGCCTATTACATTAAACTTTAGAACATGGGCTAACTTGACTATTGACCAGATAAATGGTGCAACAGTTGGTAAGTCAGTTGGTGATGTACCAACAATTAAAGCAAGTAAAGATTTTGGTCTGTTTAGTGGTATATTAGGTAAATTACCTCCTGAAATAAGAAGAGCAGGTAGAGATGTATTACAAACAGCAAAAAGAAATCTACCAATTGGTAGAGTTACGGGTGGAAGATTATTTCCACCTTTTGGTTAATATAACAAGGAGAGAATATTATGGCATTGCCTATATTAGAAACAGCGACATATGAGTTGACATTACCATCAAGTGATGTGCAAATCAAGTACAGACCTTTTCTCGTAAAAGAAGAAAAGATTTTGTTAATAGCAATGGAATCCGAAGACGGTGTTCAGATTACCAGAGCGTTAAAAGAAATTGTAAGAACATGTACATTTAATAGTATTAATGTAGATTTACTACCAACATTTGATTTAGAATATATATTTTT